ATTTGTCTTTACCCCATCCCGTTCCCTTAAATATGATACCTGGCGCGCTAAACACGCGATTCATTGGGTAGCTGCAGCACAATGGTGCGCTGTCGCCGTGTGTGCTTACCGGGTGATTCATCTCTAGCTCTACGCCGCATTGATCGCAGCGATACAAGTAACTAGGCATTTTGCACCGAATTAGGCATGACTGTGTAAGCACTCATGCAGTTTTCGCACTTGATTATGATGATAGGGATAATGCCATTGACCAGGTGAACCGACAGGCTCATCTCTTTGTAGTCCTCGCAATTACAGCTAATCTTTAGCTCGTTAGTCATTTAGCATGTCCTCATCCTTAGCGCGTTCACTATTGAGTAGCATCTCTATGCCCATAACGCCACAGCCTAAGCATTGAACGCAAACTACGTTAGGCGGTAGGTTAATAAACTCATCTACGATCTTATGCGTTTGCATGCCGGGGCCGATCTTGGCGCAAACCCTGCAATTAAGCCTCAGTAATGCCATATACGGACTTCCTTAGCGCATCCATCTCGAATAACTCACGTTGAGATACCCAGTAATTGCCATCAGCTGCGTTGTAATACTTGGCTTTCTTAGCCCATAGCACGGGCATCCAGCCGATAATCTGATATACCGGACTCTTATTACAGACAAGGATTGCTACATCGCTAAGCCTTGGGTAATCCTTATGGATGATTAAATGGCCGTTAATGTATTTAGTCCACTTAACCTCAAACCCTAGATTGCCTAGCTGTATGTCTGGTGCATCGTGGAAAGTATTTACAGTAGGTATAAAGTTACGGATACCCATGTACTGCGCTACTGCTATCTCTGCGCCAGCGGCTTCACTATGCTCGGCTACGAACTCGTGAAAATTGATCTTAGTGTTATATCGGCCAGCATGATCTGGTGTATTAGCCTTCTCGCCTGTACTACGGGCAAACCCACTAGCTGCTGCCTGTAACTCCTGCGATCGGTCTAAGATCACCTGGACGATCTGAGCCATCTCAGTTATAGCCATATTGGTTTGCATTGATCGCCCCGTGACTTACTGCTACAGGTATAGCCCCGGTATTTCTTTTGTGTAGTCGCACTTACGCCTTCTTTGTAAACCATGCGACCATGTGAGCAAACAGGTGCAGGATCTAATATCTCGCCACCTAATTGCGCTTTAATGTCTGCGATGCTTTCCGCAGCTGGGCGCACACTTCCCACGCCATCAACCTTTACTGCAGGTATAGCAGTTGCCCATAGATCAACCTCTACTGCAGGCTGAGCTGCTAAGCGTTCTACCTTCTCCATATCCTGTCGCGTAGGCCGTGCATCGCTAGGCATCAATAACCCGATGGCTCGACCGATTGCGCTGGTGCTGCAATTTTCGATCCAAAAGTCCCTGTTTACGCCTCGATCTGATCTTTGCTCAAAGGCATAGTCAATAGCTGCCGGCACTACATCCTCATGCTCACGAAATACGCAGGCTCTGATTACTACATAGCCATCTTTAACGTTTAACTCAACGATCTCGGTAGTTATGCGCCCTGCAATATGGGTTTCTCTAAACCGCTTGATGCGGCTGTTTACATCCTCATAATTATTTAGATCAAAGGCCATTACTTGACCACACGATCACTAGCTACACGCATACCAGCTGCGCGGCCACGATTGTAGCCATCCTTCACGCCTTCTTTGTAACCGACCGACCAACCTACGATAAACCAAGCAATACTTACCATTATTACGAATACTGCTACTTTTTCTATATCCATTTACTTCGCCCTTGTTTGGGTTAAGCCGTGCTACACCGAATTAGGTAGCCCTGCCTAACGTGTAAATAAAGGGTAAAGCCTGGGTATGACAGCGGTCAATAACCGACACGCCCTAACGGGTTAGTAACATCTCGTAGATGCTATCCACCTTGGCCTCTATGCGATCTACTCGACCGCGTAGGTTATGGCCGCCGTTATTGTCCGTGCGTAATTCGCTTAGGTAGTACTTGACTAGATGGCGAACCAGCCCAGCCGCAAACCCCATAAGAGTACATAGTCCTATGGCTATTGCTATAAGCGACTGGGCGGCCGTCATTACTTAACGCCGAAAGTAGGATCGCTAGGGTTCATGGCTCGTAATAATGGCCCGAGCAGTCCTGCTATGAACGCGTTGCCTAGTGTCTTGTAATCTGTAATGCCGGACATGTAAAGCGCAGCAGCGCAGCTAAATGCAGCGCGTAGGTAGGACAGGCCAGCGGCCTTAGCTTGTTCTTTCATGGTCTTACTCCTAAATGCCCTTAATTGACTTGTTTCAATACTGCAATCGTATGCGTACCCGATGCAGCAATTCCATATAATCCTTCATGATCTCCTACAGGCACTTGCATTTTATCGCCATTATCCATCTTGTAACCGTTTGCTGTAGTTACGTTAGCATCGCCTAAATAGACAGCACCGCCGCCTAGATTATGTAGCCATACTGTCTGATCCATAATATTCGCAGCTACTAAAAGCGTGGCTGTAGTCCCTACTGATATTTGTGCACTAGTCGGCATAACTTAGTCCTAACTTTTCTATTAGTTTTGCGGCTTTTACGGGGTCGATCCCTACTTCAAAATGCATTTCATCCTTGCGTGTCCAAGTACCGCCCCAATTTAGGCCGTACTTTCTAGTCAATGCCAGGATCATCGGTACTTTCTCAGATGGAAACGTGCCAGCTTTTCCAAGCGGATGCTTAGTCGCGTTTAAGTCTATGGCTGTACCGCTGCTGTGATTGCTTAATTTACCGGGTACGCCTCGAACATCGCGATAGCAGTAGCCCCAATCATCTAGCGCACCGCCATCGATCGGCTCGATCAGTTCATTAAACTGCTCGGCAAAGGCAACCAATAAAGGCGCGGCAAAATATGCACAGCGCAGCTTTACCTTGCTGCCCTTGATCGCGTAAGACTTGATACGGATCGACTCAACATCTTTAGATGCTGGCCAGCCGTTATAACTAATTGCCGATTGCATAATCCACCGCTGGCATTATCCATTGGCAAGTATTTTCATCAAGGCCGAGATTACCTACAGGTTCAGGGGCAATAAAAGCATCTCGATCTGCATCATAGGTGTAACCAGCAGCCGCATAATTTTTGCGTATTGTGCCGTTATAACTGGTCTGTACCCAATTTGTATAACCGCCTGACCAATTAGTTAAAAACTCAATTCCGCTTTGTTCCTCATTTAACGAATCTAACGCAGCATTAGCCACACAATGCACTTCAATTACAATATTATTTTCATTTAGTTTTGCAAAATGTGCCATTAGATTGTCACACTTCCGTTTCCAGTCCAATGATAATAGGTATATCCACCTGACACTGTTCTAGTCGGTGAACCTGTTGTGCTAGTAGCTGTATAAGTTCCCGATACACGCATGATTACAATGCCTGATCCACCTGCACCGCCTGCGTAACCGCCGCTGTTATTACCGCCACCGCCACCGCCACCGCCGGTATTAGCTGTACCAGCTACGCCATTAGTACTAGTGCCGCCTGCACCGCCGCCGCCATTTCCGCCTGCACCTGGGCCTACACCACCACCTGCAGCGTATTGACCACCGCCGCCACCGCCAGCGTAATAATAAGTACCGCCAACATTTTGACCTGTACTGGTTGCCGATCCCCATGATGAATAGGCCGATGAACCAGCACCACCCGCACCTGCATAAGCATTTGGATTACCATTACCAAATAATGAAGCTGCGCCTACCGCACTAGCACCGCCGCCGCCGCCGCCTTGATACGGCTCGCCACTTTGAAAGTTTAAGCCGCCTGCAAAACCTTGCCCTGAGGTAGCTGATCCCACGGATGGCGTACCGCCTGTAGTCGAAAATGCTGCACCGCCGCCTGAGCCACCATTGTGTCCACTTGCATAGGCTAAAGTGCCGCCAATTTGTAATGTGCCGCCGCCACCGCCGCCTACTGCAGCGGTCAATGATCCGAATACTGAGTCAGTTCCATTAGCGCTATCAATGTTTATATTGGCCGTTCCACCTGCACCGCCAGTACCTACTGTAACGTTATAACCACCTGTAAGAGTTTGACTTGCGTAATAAGCAAGTCCGCCTGCGCCTGCACCTGCACCGCGAACGCCGCCGCCGCCACCACCGCCAGCAATTACAAGCACATCGGCCGTAATGGTTTTAGCTGCAGAATTAACTGCCGTAATAATATTTAACATTATCCAATAGCCCCTACAACGTACCAGGTATCTGTACCAGTCTTAATACAAGCTGCTGATTTATACTGTCCTAGTGTTGGTGATGCAGCAGTACCACCGGCACTTAACACAGTAGTT